TGATAAAGGTACTAATCACAAACCTTGGATAACACTTTATAGAAAAGAAGGTAGAGAAGACACTATGTTTAAAATACCTGCTCCAGCTTTAGTTGCACTTTTTGATGTAAAAAACATTGAAGTTGAAATAACAGTAAAGATATCAAGCAAAGCAAAAGAACTTTTAGAAAAATATGAAGATACTATTAATGGTAGAGTAACAGATGATGATTTAAAATCATTAAATTTTATAGAATCAGAGTTATACATACCTCTTGACACCTCCTCCTAAAGCATATAGAATAAGATAAATATATAATACATGAAAAAGACATTACTCTTCACTGCATTATTAGCCCTATGCTCCACAGCTTTTGCTATTATTCCAATATCAACTCCTACCCCCACACCAGCTCCAACAGCTACACCAACTCCTACTCCTACTCCTACCCCCACACCAGCTCCAACAGCTACACCAACTCCTACTCCTACCCCAGTGTGTGATCCAGAGGATGATGGAGATGATGAGTGTATTGAACATAATCTCTCCTTTGAACAGTGTGAAGAGTGCTTTGATAAAGACATAGTTAAGAAGCCAAAGCTGGATGATAAAAAGAAGAAAGACTATGACAAGAAAAAGAAAGAGCATGATGATAAGTGTAAGCACTAGTCTATAAAAGGTGCTTAATTCCTCTTCTTAAGGTCTGTAGAATAATACTAAGATTATGAATGAACTAATTGAAAAATGGAAACCAATTCTTATTTTTAAATTTGAAGATGGTAAATCTGTACCAGAAGACAAATACCAAGAATGCTCTGAAGAACTTGAAGCTATAGAAAAGAAATATGAAGGGAATGTAAAATATTTACAAGAACTAATTCCTTTCTGTGCATGGACATATAAAACTGGTATCAAGTATGGTGGAGGAATTGAAGAACTTTTAGAAGATTGTCCAAGTCTTAAGCAATCTCTTATTGATGAATCAAATAAAGTTTATGACCTTCATACATTTGGTCAAGGATATATAGGAAAAAAGACTACAGAAAAAAAGATAGAAGAATATAAAAACCATCCAGAATTGAAGAACAAACTTGACACCTCCTCCTAAAAATTTATATATTATAAAAGCATAATGACTACTAAAGCACAAGCTAGAAAGAATCTGAAGAAGGCTGCTAAGAACTATGATAAGAAAGTTCGACAGCCTGTTACTATTGAGTTTCAGAATGAACATATCCCAACTATTCTAAAGGCACTAGAAGTATATCAGCGTTTGAAGCTTGGTCAGATTGATATTGCTCTTGATGAAGCATTTGGCTATTCATTGGCATATGAAGACAAGAAAGAGATTCATAATTGTGCTAGGAAGTATTTGTTTAAGGGTACAGATTTAGAGAACAATCCTAATGTATCCTATGGCATCTATAATCAAGAGAAAGTAGGAGATGCTACAATGGCCTATGAGATCTATAAGGTTCTAAAGAGATACAAAGCCTTTAAGGATAATGATGGATGGGCAGATTGGAGTAGATCTTTTGATAAGCCTCATTCCCATACTGGTGTTCCTTTGCCTATAGTTCAAGGAGCAATTGAGCATAAGCTCTTTAAGATTCCTAAGAGGCTCTGGAATAAGATTGCTAATGCTATTGAGAATAAGGACACAGCTGATTGGAGTGATATTTGGAAGAGCATTGACAAAGCTATGCCTAATTTGCCGAAAGGAGAGAAGTCAGAGATTATTTGCAGTGACTTCATTAGTGATGGATATAGTATAAAGGTTACAGCACCTGTAAAACCAAAAGAGGAAGAGAAATAATATGAATGATTTTACTAATCCAGATCCTTATGTGAATAAGGTTGACACCTCCTCCTAAAGCATATAGAATAAGATTATGAACAATAAAGATAAGCCAGTAAAGTATAGAAAAGTTTTAGATATTACAAAAGATGAACAAGGTATTCATTTTGATGTAAGAATTTCATTTCCACCAACATCTGAACAATTAGAAAAAGATGTATTTGATATGAAGGAAAAAATTATTAATGGAGGAGAGTATGATGAAGAAAGAGATATATTTTTTAGATATAGATTTGGATTTTTTGAAGCAGAGCATGATGGTGTGGAAAGATTTTACATCAGTGAGGATGCTATTGAAAACTATAAAGAGACTTTGAATTAGAACCTTGGAAAATTGTTTATAATGGAGATGTAATTTTTAATTGATATGAGAGAAATTAAATTCAGAGTTTGGGATCATGATCTAAAAAAGTTCATTGAAGATTCTAATGCTGATCCACATATTTGTTGGAATGGTAAAGTCTATTGCTATGAAAGACAAAAAAAAGGTGGAGATGTTCTTGTGTCTGGTATTAGAAACCTCACTGTTCAGCAATACACTGGAATGGTGGATAAGAATGGAGTTGAGATCTATGAAGGAGATATTATCAAATATCCTTGGCTTACAGTACCATCTGGAACATGGGATAAAGAAACTTATAGAATTGACGATGTGAAGTTTGTTACTGGTTGCTTCATTCCAGATATTTGGAGAACAGTTGTTGATGACTGTGAAGTAATTGGTAATGTATTTGAGAATGGTATGGTTAATTCTCTTGACACCTCCTCCTAAAGCATATAGAATACTAGGATGAAAAATGTATTCCTCATAGCTGATCTTCATTTTGGAGATTCTGATATGATCAATCTCATTAAAGAGGATGGTCATCCTTTACGTCCATTTAAAAGTATTGAGGAGCATGATGCCACCTTGATTGAGAATTGGAACAGGGTTGTTACTCATCCAAGTGACAAGGTTTATGTTCTCGGTGATGTGGCTCAGAAAAGAAAAGACATTGAGAACTTTGGTAAACTCAATGGTAAGAAGATTCTTATCAAAGGCAACCATGACATCTATGAGATGAAAGAGTATGCAAAGTATTTCAAAGATATTCGTGCAACTCATCGTCTGGATAATGGTATTCTCATGAGTCACATTCCTGTGCATCCTAGTACTTTTGGTAAAGCTCATAAGGTGAATGTTCATGGTCATATACATGATAAGGTTGTGCTCAATAGCCATAGTCAACTACCCGATGAGAGATACTTCTGTGTTTCCTGTGAGCATATCAACTATACTCCTATGGAGCTTGGTGCTATTGAGATCGAAGTATTTGGATTTGATTCTCGTGCAAAAGTTTTAGATGAATTGACAAAGCAAGCTCAGGATCTTAATATGGGATATTGATTATGAAAATAGGATTTAACTGCTCGTCATTTGATCTGCTTCATGCAGGTCATGTGACGATGCTTAAACAAGAAAAGGAAATGTGTGACTATCTCAAGGTTGCGCTTCAGGTAGATCCCACAATCGATAGACCCGGAGTTAAAAACAAACCAGTTCAATCTATTTACGAAAGATATGTTCAACTTCAGGGTTGCAAGTATGTCGATGAGATTCTCGTGTATTCAACCGAATATGATTTGCTTCAGCTTATCATGACTCAGACTATGCACACTCGTTTCTTATCTGAAGAATACAAAGATCGGGACTTTACTGGTAAACAATATTGTATTGATCATGGAATTGAAATCTATTATCATACTCGCAAGCATGACTTCTCTTCCAGTGATCTAAGACTTAGAACATTTGCATCAGAAAACATTAGGCTTAATCAGAAGTCTCTTTTGGTTGCAGAAGAACTTCCTCAGTATTCACCAGAGCTTATTAAAACCCCATAATTTATGAAAAGAATATTAGTAACAGGAAGTGCAGGATTCGTAGGTGCAAACTTTGTCGAATACTTGCTAGAGAAAACCGATTCAGAAATCCTTGGTCTTGATTCTCTCAGACACATGGGAGATTCCCAAAGGATTACAAAGAATGAAAGATTCCATCATTTCACACATGATCTCAACACTCCCATATCACCAGTGCTTGAAGCAAAGATTGGTCATGTGGATTATATTGTAAACATTGCAAGTGAATCTGCCATTGATCGTTCTATATCACACCCTGAATCAGTTATCCTTAACAATGTAAATCTAATCATTAACATTTTGGATTTTGCAAAAAGAAAGGATGTAAAGAAATTCATTCATCTTTCTACTGATGAAGTCTATGGACAATACTATGATGTACCCCACAAGGAATGGGCGAAGATAGTTCCATCTAATCCGTATTCAGCATCTAAGGCTTGTCAGGAAGCTATTGCTATTTCATATTGGAGAACCTACAAGACTCCATTGGCTATTATCAACTGTCAAAATATGTTTGGTAAGATGCAGAATCCAGAGAAGATGATTCCAAAGACTATCAAGTATTTGTATGAAGGTAAGACCATTCCTATTTATTCCAGTAATGGTAAGAGTGGTGCTAGAAAATATATTCATGTACGCAATCTCTGTTCTGCTATAAAGTTTGTAATGGATAGTTACATAACTCCATACACAGCAAGTGATACAGAAGAACTTCCAGATCGTTATCATATCGGTGGTCATGATGAGATCACAAACATTGCACTGGTCAATAGGATTGCTTGTCTCATGGATAAGGAACCAAAGATAGAACTTGTTGATGAGAAACACATTAGACCGGGTTATGATAAAAAGTATGCTCTTGATGATAGCAAGCTAAAGTCTCTTGGTTGGATACCTGAATGGGACTTTGAAACTTCACTCAAAGATGTCATTGATTGGACATTAAAGAACCCTGAATGGATGTCATGAAATTTAAAAAAACAAAAGTAGCGGGAGCGTGGATTATAGAACCTAAAGTCTTTGAAGACGAAAGAGGATCATTTTGTGAAACTTGGAACTCTGGAGATTTTAGTGATATATTAGGAATACATCATGACTTTGTTCAGATGAATCAAAGTAAGTCGAAGAAAGATGTTCTTAGAGGATTACATTATCAGATTGAGTTTCCCCAAGCCAAACTTGTTTGGGTTGCTAGTGGAAGTGTGCTAGATGTATTTGTAGATTTAAGAGAAAAATCTCCTACATTTTGTCAATCAGATTCTTATCTATTAACTGGTAATTCTTTGGTTTATATACCAGAAGGATGTGCTCATGGGTTTTATGTAAGATCTGAAGAAGCAACTTTTAATTACCTTGTTTCTGATTTTCGTTATCCAGAACATGAAAAAACTTTAATGTGGAATGATCCATTTTTAAATATTGATTGGAGTGGTAGTAAATTGCCAGTTTATCCTATACTTTCGGAAAAAGATAATAATGGTTTATCTTTTGCAGATTGTGATAAATACTGATATGAATGATGGCTATTATTTAATTCCACATATTGCTGTTTTATTATTAGCAATAGGATTTATAGGATTTATATTTTTAATCTCACCTGAAATTAGGAAAATGATAAAAAGGAATAGAAAGATTGCAAAAAGAAGAAAAAGAATTAAAGAGAATTATAAAGCAAGGAATTTTCAAATATAATAAAATCTGGAATCATCCAATAATAATTTGGATTTCATTAATTTTATTATTGATAATATTTTTGTTTGAGGTAAAATGTTTATCATGAATAATCATGAGAAAATTATAGAATTAAATAAAATCTGGTATGATGTAATCTGTGGAGATTACCATAAAGATCGTGATTGTCATTTTAGAATTAGTACTCATTACTTTTACGGTGATCATGTAGAATGGGAAGTAGAACACTGTGGTTATATTCTACAAAATGAAATAAGAGAAATTGAAGAATTTGCAACTTTACACGAAGCAGAAGTATGGCTCATTCATAATATCTTAAAGTTTGGTATATTGAGAGAAATCACATTCTTCCTTGAACACTATGGAGATCCTGAATGGGATCAACATACAAAGTATAATAAGGAAGAGCTTGAAGGTATTGTAAAGAAAGTTCTTGAAATAGCACCTGATTAATTTATAATACAATTATGTTTAATTTATTTGCTACACCAAAAACAACAAAAGAGATTAGAGAAGATATGGATATACTATTTCCATCTTGGTCATGGTCAACTATTATTAAAGATTCCAATGGTAATGAAATACCTGTAAACGAACTCATTCAAAAATATAATGATCTTCTTAAAGAGAATCAACAACTAAAGAATGATTGGCATCAACCAGAACTTTGTGATGAAAAGATATCGGAACTCACAAAGGAAGTATTACATTTAAGAGATCTTAAACAAGAGAATGTTGATTTATTAGAGTTACTTGCAAAATATAAGGATGGTTATCAAGGTTCTTGTTATGCATGTGAACCAGTTGGTATTCTAAATCAAAAGCAAGAACAAGAAATTATAGCATTAAAGAATGAACTTCAACATCAATTAGATCAGAATAAAAAATTAGATCTACAAATTGTTGCCCTCCATAAAATCATCGAAGGAGCAAAAACAACCATTAATAAACAAAAACATCCTATGTATCCTCTTCATTGGGGTGGATATACAGATGAAACACCTTGGGAGACTGCATCAGCTGATTTGGCATTAAGGGTAGTTAAACTTGAACAAGAACTTGATAAGATAAAAAAAAAATTAAATCCAAAGGAAGATCCTAACTACGAATATTTTAAGAAACATGGCAAATGGCCTTACGATGTAGAAGATAATAATCCATTACACAAAGGATATTGATAAGTATTTGGGACTACCACTATGTCCCAAGAACAAATAGATGTAAATAAAGTTGTACAATCCTTTAAAGATAAAGGGTATACAAAAGATTCCATAATAGACTTCCTATGCTCCGTCATTAAACAGCAAATGTTATATGGTGGGACATTGCATGATAAGTTAGTATTCTGGAACGAGAAGATCAAATCAATAAATTTAATTGACAAAAGCCGTAAATCCGAATAGATTAATATCATGAATGAAGAGAAAGTTCCTCATGTAATGGTAGAACAAGTTTGGGTTCCAGTTGATCAAACTGAATTTATTGGTATCAGTGAAGATTTGTTTGGTCAGGATGTTTATGAGTTTGAATATAAAGGTAAAGTTTATACCAGCCATGTCATTTTAAAATATAAGAATTGACAATCAAGACTTGATGGTTTAGTATATCATCATGCCAAAAGGAATATTAGAATTCAACCTACCAGAAGAAGATCCAGAGTTTGCAGACGCAACTAATGGTAGCCTATATAAGTTTGCCTTATCTGATATAGATCAGCTATTGCGTAATGCAATGAAATATGGTTGTGATCAATGTGAGGATAACAAATACTCTGCATTTGAATTTATCAGGAAAGAATTACACGATATTTTAGAAACAAGAAACCTGAATATAGAATGATAACAAAAGACCAATTCACACAGAATGAGGTATTACATAGAGCATAAGAAAGGGAATAAAAGAACTAAATTCTGTGGGGATGCAAAGGAAGTTCCTATTGGACAGAAGATTACCCTTGGATATATGAGATTTAATAATAAAGGCACAATTGAACCATTTGGTTATGTTTCAACAGATTTTTTAAATACTTGGGGTATAAAGTCATTCAAGCATTACATTCATATGGGTGATGGTGTGCTTAAATATTATTCTTGGAGTAACATATGAAACCTACCGTAGTATGGATCACAGGTTTATCTGGTTCAGGTAAAACCACAACAGCTAATGCCTTGTATGAGAAATGCAAGAATCAATATAGAGTTGGTGTTGTTGATGGAGATATCATCAGATCCAAATATGATAAGCCTATTGGATTTGATATGAAAGGTAGAGAGAGGGTTGTTAACGAAGCAATCTATTGTGCAAAGAACATGCTCACATTTCAAAATGCAGACATTGTTATTGTTGCAATGATTTCTCCTCTGAGGTCAATGAGGGATAATGCAAGAGATATATTGGAAAAGTATTGCGAGGCAAACTTCATTGAAGTTTATATGGATACCCCAATTCAAATATGCGAGAAGAGAGATCCCAAGGGATTATACAAAAAGGCAAGGGCAGGGGAGATTAAAGACTTTACAGGTATTGATTCTCCGTATGAGGTTCCAGAATTTCCAGAGGTCTGGATTCATCCAAGGACAACACTTTTTGGTGAGATGACAGTTGACAGAGCCAGCGATATAATATATACTAGGATAACACAATGAAAACAGAAACACTTCCTGCACTGGTCGTTATTAACGACTTCATTCTTAATTTTAATTCCATCTCGTATTTCCAGCATGGAGAGTATACAACAGGCGATCAGCACTTCATTAAATTCAAGATGGTGTGTGGAGATTATGTCAATTTTGATTTCAAGAATGAGGATGAATATCAGTATATTATTGATAATTTATTGCAATTTTATATCCAAAATGGTGGAAAAAAGTGGGATAAAGTGGAGAAAAGTGGGGAAAAAGTACAAAAAAAACTCAAAATTGTACCTAAAAACGATAAAAAATAATTGTCTTACACTGTAGAATAATTTATTTTTATTGAATAAGGGTATCTACTTTAATAAGTAGTAGATATATATGCTTTTCGATAAAAAAATTAAATACATTACAGAGGCTTTAAAGAAAAAGCCAGCATCCAAGGCAACTAAAAAAGCATCTGCTCCTGTAGCTCCAACAGTACCGACACCAGCACCAGTTGTACCTCCTGTTAAGGGAACAACGACTCAATTAGGTGGTGTTGGTCAGTCAATTGCAGGTTATCAGCATACATCTCGTGGCTTGTCTATGGATGAGGAGAAGGTGAAGGATGCAATGTCAGATTTCGTTAAGACCCATGACCCTAACTTACTCAATGAGATCATTGCATTTACAGAGGGTGCTCCTCATTTGCCAATGAAGTTTGGGGGTAAGTGGATCAAGGCAGATGAGTTAAAAGATTTGATTATTTCCAGATTCTTTACAAAGGGTAAGAAAGAATATATCAATTATCCAAAGGATGAGAATGGAGTTGTTTTAAGAAACGTTGACTTCCAGAGAGAAGTTAGACAGAACCCACAATTGTATCCCAAGCTTCATGTCGATCCTGTCACATGGCTTAAAGTATTATTTAAGCTTTTTCCTGTAGAGGCAAGTGATCGCCGTCAGGTTGCAGGACATTACAACGAGAAGGTTCCTTACTTCATGAAGGGTGGAGTTATCCGTTCTGGTAGAGTTGCAGTTGTTGATGGCAAAGTATCACCAACTCCTTTTGGTGGTAGATTCATGTATCAAAATAAGTATCAGGCATTTACACCAAATGGTGAGCCAATTCCTTATGAACAGATTTCAGGTGGCAAGACCATAGATGATTTCAAGAAAATACTCCATAGTGCTGCGGCAAAGGCAAAAATGTAATTATATGAGTAACAAAGACTTAGAAGCATTGTATGAGAAGGTTTTTTTAAAAGAGAACCAAGAAATTTTAGATCCAGTTGGATTTAATCAGTCTGGACAAATTCACGGTACAGAAGAAAAGGATAGGGATGATAAGGAATTTGATACATTAAACGGAGATGAGGATGTTGATCCCTTAGAGGAGACTGAAGATGAAGCTCCAAAGAAGGCACTCAAAGAACTTGTTGCAGCAGTTGAGCATTTATGTACCAGACACCAGAATGTGATTGATGGGGCAAAGACAGAGAGAAGCTTCTTAAAGGAAGTGGAACAACTCATGCCAATCATCAGATCCATACTAGGAAAGATTTCCTTGTAATTTATACAAAGCCTACTATAATAGTAGGATGAATCTAATAGAGTTTATATCTCCTAATGAGGAGACTATGGGACTTGTATCGGGCTTTACAAAGCTTTCTATGCCACAGGCGGCAAGGAATAATATCCCTCAGTGGTTTAAGGATACACCGAAGTTCTTACCCAATACCCCAAAGGTAGATAGAAGGGGAGACCCCAATACAACTGTGAGGAATTGTATGCCATTTCTGGATTTACTGACAGCAGGTTATCATATCCCATTTCCTTGTGATGTATGGGTTGAGAGAGAGGGACCAAATACATCTGTAAGATGGGCGCAGGATCAGTTACTTCTATTTGTCCAGCATGATCCCATACGAAATAACCTTCTACCTCAATACGAGGGATTCGATCCAGTTCTATTTAAAGTAGTAAACCCTTGGATAGTAAAGACCCCAAAGGGATATTCCACGATCTTCCAGCAACCATATGGTCACGATTTGCCATTCTTATCCTTAAACTCAATAGTAGATACAGACAAACACCCAACAGGAGTCAATATACCAATTGCATTTAAGAAAGGATTCTCTGGACTAATACCAAAGGGAACACCATTTGTTCAGGTAATACCATTCAAGAGAGAAGAATGGACATCAGGCATAAAAATAGACGATGGTACACTAAAATCTAATTGGGATAAAGCACACCAAAGTTTCTTTGATAGATACAGGAAGTTCTTCAGAAGTAAAAAAGTGTTCAAATGTCCTTTTCATAGGTAAATATATTATACAATGAAATATATTGACGATCAAATCTTAACAGAAGCTTATACAAAGATCATGGAAAGCCATCCAGATCCAACCCAAGATTATGATCAAGAGACAACACCAGAAGTAAATAAAGAACATCCAGAACTTCAAGTGTTCGGTTACGGAACAATGAAGCCTGATACTCTCCTTTCCAACTGTGAAAGATATATCAGTAACATAAAACAAATCTTAAAAGAATTAAATCATAACGATCCAGAAGAAACATATTTCGGTATCTTCAACCAAGCAGGTCTCCTCGTAGAACATGCAAAAGCATTAGATGAGTATGCAAAGAAACTCTTCCGTCAAAGAAAGAAAGAACTTGACGCTAAAAGAAAGTAATACATAGTTTTTACACAACACTTTGTTTCAATAGAACATAGTGTAGCAATGCAGCATTAGATTAAAATCGCTGCATAAATCAATAAGTATTAATACTACCACATTACCATGACCCCTGAACAAGAAACACTAGTAAAAGAAATCCAATCCATAGAGAAGAAAATAAAGAAACTCATGGACAAGATCAATAAATCCGTAATAGAAGCAAACGAACTTAAACTCCAAGTAGTTAACCTAAGAGACGTACTAAGAGATTTATATCTAAAGTTAAAAGAAGTAACCGAAGCGCAAAAACCTTTGGACTCCATCCAAGATTAAGGTAAGTATAGAAGAATAGATCTTTAAGGAAAAAAATAAGATTCTATTCAGTATGGAAGTCTTATTATTCATAGTAGGTTTAATAATTGTATATCTTATATTCAATATAGCAATTGAAATTATAAGCCTTTTCTTAAATAAAATGCCAAGGATTATCAACTGGATCTCCACCCTCTTCAATGGTTGGAATCAATGACTCAATCAACTTCTCCCCCCAAGGGAATGAAGATAGAGAATTAGATTGCGTATCCCCTCTCAAAGAAGTCTGAGAGACACTCTTAATCTGATTGCAATCCCTTATCTTCTGATTGCTTATATGTTGCATCCTAGTTTGTATTTCCATTGTATTTTATTGTAAGTTGATTGTTATTTGATTGCTGGTTGATTGCAGGTCATTGCAAATTGATTGCAGGTCATTGCAAATTGATTGCATATCTATTGTATATCTTATTACACTTAGCATGTATTACAAAAAATTACAATATATTTTCAATAAATTTTCTATAAAAATGCAATACATTTGCAATAATATGCAATACATATACAATATATGGTATGACAAGGTAATGTATTGGTAATACATATGCAATATATTGTGAATTGATTGCAAATTTATTGGGTATACATTAGGTTGCAATATCTGCAATGTATTGTGTAGTGGATTCCTAATAGATTCCCGAAGCATTGATGATCGATAGTATGGGGTATTGATCAGGAATTCAAGACAATTGACAATGCATTGCGATTATGTTAATGTATTTGCAATGATACAGGCAATTCCAACACCGATATCTACTCCAATAGATTTGTGGATTATATGGTTAACCAAGCCAGCAATATCATTTCTATTGTTTATATGGATTGTGAATGGATTGGTATCTATAATAACAAAGGATTTGTATTCTATTAGGGTTGCATTGTGGATTACATTGCTTTTATTCTTCTTTGGACTGATACCTTTCAAATGAAATTGTCACCTACAGAGATGAGGGATTATAAATCCTATTTGAAATCTATTAACTACAAGTATCCTGATGATTATATGGCTCGTAAAAGCATTGGAAATAATAAGAAGGGGCGTTTTAATAGAACATCGTGTAAAAATGGAACACGGTGTGGCAATGCTACTTAATGCACATACACATGAATATGGCAAATACACTGTTAAATGAGGATATTTTTAGAATTGTGATAATTTCTCTTGCAACTATTCCGACTTTATTGTATATTGGATGGGTAATGAAGAACGCTATTAAAGAATTCTTGAAGAACACAAAGGAGGTGAGATAGAATGAAGAACGAAATCCGTTACAACATTAAGGAGGTAACTGGTGGACTTATCAATCGTAATACGCCTCGTGCTATTAAGATGCAGGTTTTGGAGAACACGATCAATATGGATCGTTACAACTTCCTTGGTTTTGATGCCAATGGTAGTGTTGTTCGCCTCAAGCCTAAGTTCCACAACAATCGTGATCGTAAGGGTCGCTTTGCAGTGTATCGTGGCAAGTAAGATAGTATAATTGTATTGTTTCTTTAACATATTAAATCCCCTATTGGATTAAAGAGGATATTCCCCTCTCCAGTAGGGGATTTTTTATTGTATTGTATGTGTAATACAATAGATAGGCAATAATTTGTAATACTTGGCAATATATTGACAATGTATAAGTAATGTATTGTATTACACTGGCGGGTATTGTATTGTATTACACTTTTATTGCCAATATATTGTATTGTATTACACAAAGATTTTTTAAAAAAGGTGATTGACATACGATAATTTCTTCCCTAGTCTTTCCTCATGCACATTTATCCCCTTCCTAGCCAAGCTGACATTACAGGAATTCATCGTCCCTTTTTTAGTGATGACGATCAGGATTGGCAGGAGAAGAGTCTCTATTCCAGAAGACATGATGGGTTATTCAAATCCAGATTAGAACAAGAGCAAGAAGAATGGCTTGCATCCCAAGAAGAAGATGATACAATTTAATCCTCCAATATGGCTATGTAGCCCAACGGCAGAGGCAACAGACTTAAAATCTGTAAAGTGTCGGTTCGAATCCGACCATAGCTACCATGTATACCATGTGCAATACAAATAAAACCTATTGACCAAACCACAAAAACCAGTAATCCTATCTACCTATGGACACAACAAACCCAAAAACCCTCCGTCTCCTTCAGTATGCTCTCCACACGCTTCTTTCTAATTGGGATGAAGATTGTGAGGATGATCTTTCATTTGAATCTATTACCGAGCAGGATGTAGAAAATCTTACAAATTGGATTGACAATAAAATTGAAGAGTCCAAGATGTAATCGTTAGCCAACAACAAACCCAAACAAACACAACTACCACAATGAAACTGATAGACAACAACGCTAGTATCGAACAGATCGGAAGTATTACAGAGCAAAACACCTTCAAGATGAAGAGTTCTCGCAAGGCATTTCAGATTCTTTCTGACTTGTATTCTGACAAGGCACTCGCAATCGTCCGTGAATTAGGATGTAATGCAAGTGATTCAATGGTCATGGCAGGGAAAGCAGGTGAGTCATTTCACATTCACTTGCCCAATACTCTTGAGCCTTGGTTGACCATTGAAGATTATGGCACAGGTATTACACATGATAATATCTATTCCATTTATGCTACCTATTTCGAGTCCACAAAAACCAATTCAAATGAACAGATTGGTTGCTTGGGTCTTGGTAGCAAGTCACCATTCTGCTATACCGATAACTTCTCTGTCATTAGTATTACAGGTGGAGTAAAGAGGACATACAATGCCTACTTTGGCAACGATGGATGCCCAACTATTGCTCTTATGAATCAGAGTAATACAAGTGAAGGATCTGGCCTTGCAGTTCAGATTCCAATTAAGACGCAAGATTTCACTACCTTCCAGCAAGCAGTCTTAAAGGCATTTCGATTCTTTGATGTCAAGCCTATCATTACTGGTGGCACAATCACTTGGCTTGAGGAGAAACCCATGTTTGAAGGCAAGGGTTGGAGGAGCTATGACAAGTTCGGATATGGTGATGCCTATGCCATCATGGGTGGAGTTACCTATCCAGTTGATATTAACAAGGTCGATAGGAAGTATTACGACATGATCCGCAAGGGTGGTCTTGTCATGTATTTCGGCATGGGTGAGGTTGACTTCACTCCTAGTCGTGAGTCTCTTTCCTATTGCGATCAGACTATCAAGGCAATCAACGACAAGTTGGAGTTTGTAATGCAAGACTTCAAGGTTCGCATTTCCGAGATGCTTTCACAGAAGGACAATATCTTGGATGCTCTCAAGATGATGTATTCCTTGCACAACAAGTTCGCATACATTTCAGGTATGGCAGTTGACAAGGGAATGAAGTGGAAGGGAGTTGATGTTTCTGATCCTAGTGGATATGTCAAGAAGATTGCCAACCCTCTTGGTAACAACATCACCTTCTACAAGTCATCGTATTACAAGCAGAAGATTTCTGAATCAAGTCAGATTGATTTTGGTGGCAAGTGGGTCGTGGACAACGACAAGGCTACCATGTCTCGTATCAAGGAATGGTGCAGAAACAATCCAGAACAGAAGATCAGTAGGTTCAGCGAGGATGCTTACCTTGCATTACTTGAAGCAGGATTCCCACAAAATGCTTTTGTCAAGGCATCTGATCTCCCCAAGCCTGTGAAGGTTTCCAAGGTTCGTTCTGCTAATGGTGGAACACCAGTTAAAAGGATCAAGGGTATCTTCAATGTGTATGAGATTGGTAATACAGACAATACTACTTGGGAATCTATTCAGATTGATTCTAACCAAGCCGATGTCAAGATTCCAAAGTATTACATCGTGAAGGGAAAGACTTGGGAGTTTGGGATCAATGTTGAAGGCCAAGAGATCAAGGACAAATACAAACTCTGGAATCTGATTAACTTCATGGGTCTTACTAATCGTGATGTTGTCATGGTTGCCGAGCAGAATCTTAAATACATGGATGGTGCAATCTCATTCCAAGAGCATATCGACAATGATCTTGTTCTGGACTACAATGCAGATGGTATTGCAACTACATACGATGTGTCAGAGAGGTGGGTATCTCACCTTGTATCTCATACGGATTACAAGGCACTCCCAAACAATGAGTTTAAGAAACACATGGATGCCCTGCACAAGATCGTTGACAAGTATGACAAATACAAAAAGATTTCATTCTTGTTCAGTAACAAGAAGGATGGCAAGCCCTTCACCTACAAGGGTGCTTGCAAGGTAACACAAATGCTGGTCAGTAAGCTAGGAAGGTGGAGTAACGAAGAAGTCTGTCTCGTTGCAAGCCTTATTAAAAAGTAGTTGACAGACACAACCACATAGCATAAGATATTAACCCTATGAACAACACCAACAACATAGCAGTAACTATCACAGGATCGGGAAAGATTACCGCCTGTATCGACGGAGCAATCCACACGATTGACTCCACTCACCCCAACTATTCCAAGGCATTACAATGTGTCAAGGAAGAGGATTGGACAGGATTCTTGGATGCAGTTGATCTCACTCGCAAGGTGCGTGATTTCATTCTGAATGAAAACATTCAGATTGTAGGTGGTGCTATCTCCTTCAAGGGGGAGATTGTCCACAACACTCTCACCAAGAGGATCATTAGCTTCATGCAACAGGATCTTCCCTTCAAGCCTCTCCTCCGCTTCTTGGAGAATCTCATGGAGAATCCCTCCAAGAGAGCAGTCGATGAGTTGTATGACTTCCTAGATGTGGGCGAGTTGCCTATCACCGAGGATGGTCACTTCCTCGCCTTCAAGAATGTGAAGAGTGATTACAAGGACATCCATAGTGGGACATTCAACAATTCAGTTGGATCTGTTTGTGAGATGCGTAGGAATCAGGTTGATGAGGACAAGGATCGCACTTGCTCTTATGGCTTGCACTTCTGCTCCATCGCATATCTCCCTCACTTCAGGGATTCAAGTGATGGCAAGACAATGATCCTCAAGATCAATCCCAAGGATGTAGTTGCTATCCCTGCTGACTACAACAATACCAAGGGACGCACTTGCCGATACGAGGTCATTGGTGAATACACCGATGATTGGCGTTCCAAGTTGGATCGTGGTGAGAATGGATGGGACAACGATCTCTACTCTTCCGATGGTGGGGAGTATGAGAACGATGATGAGGAAGTCTGTGAGTCTTGCGGGACTACCCTAGACAACTACGATGATGATGAAACACTATGTAATTCATGTGCAAAGCCTGATGACAATGGATGTGATGAGAACCATTGTTTCTGTGACAAGCAGGATGAGCATGGAGACATTGCCTATGACTTGGACAAGCCCAAGCCTACACCATATCACAATGTGCGTGATGAGAAGGGACGCTTCACTCCCAAGCAGAAGTCAATCCTTAATGCCTTGAAGGACTACTTCACGGGCAACGAGTAAGAATCAACATGGGGTTAATGTAATTGGAAGCATCGCACGACTTATAATCGTGGTTCCCTAGATGAGGGACGAGCGTGGGTTCGATTCCCACACCCCATAGTTCTCAATATGAACACCAAGCATCAACAACAACTACAACTACTAGAAGACCTAATGGAACCAGACGATGTATCACACTATTCATGGTTACTAATTATTTCTATGTCATTGTTATACTTCGCACTCAAGAGGCAAGCAAACGTTTAAAATGAATTCTGCATCCATCGTTCAACGGATAGGACAAGGCTCTTCTAAAGCCTATATGTTGGTTCGATTCCAACTGGATGCATTCTGGGATCGTAGCTCAATGGTAGAGCAGTTCGCTTTTAACGAATTGGTTATGAGTTCGAGTCTCATCGATCCCACTTAATTTGTGGTGAGAAGAGAAGGGGTGGTAGCCTTCTCGTTCATGGCGACCCCATCATCCGAAAGGGTGGTGGGGTTTGCGTTTGTAATGCATGAGAGATAACAATATATTGTATTACACATGACATACTGAAAATAATTGATTGACATGGACGAAGATTTTGATGGAATAGGACTATGAAGATTCTACTAGCTTGCGAAGAGTCCCAAGCTCTCACGATTCGATTTCGTGAGAAGGGACATGAAGCATACTCATGTGACATCCAACCTTCATCTGGTTGGCATCCAGAATGGCATATGCAATGTGATGTAATACCTATGCTCAAGCATAATTGGGATATGGTTATTGCATTTCCTCCTTGCACAGACTTGGCAGTAAGTGGGGCGGCATGGTTTAAGAAGAAGCAAGCCGATGGAAGTCAACAGAGGTCTATTGATTTCTTCTTGGAGTTCACCAAGCTCGACCATGTTCCAAGGGTTGCTATAGAAAATCCAGTTGGGATAATGTCAAGACTCTATCGCAAGCCAGATCAGATCATTCAACCTTATCAGTTCGGTGACGATGCAAGCAAAAAGACTTGCTTGTGGCTGAAAGGATTACCTTTACTCAAGCCTACCAAGTTCATTGAAGGTAAAGAGCATATCAACAAGGATGGCAAGAAGGTTGTGCGTTGGGCTAACCAATGTATCAACTATGGTCATGAGAAATCTCCTCCGTCTGCAACGAGAGGAAAGTTCAGAAGCAAAACATTCGATGGTATTGCAGATGCCATTGTAGATCAATGGGGATAATACAAATGAAACAAACCTATTACACAATAGAAGTGTATAATCGTAGGAAGTGGTCTGATAGATATTCATGCACATATTCCACAAAGGAAGATGCAGAAGACAGGGCAAGGGAATTGTATCGTGAATACGAACAAAATGATTTTTACAAAGGCGATCAGGATGTTCCTCACATTAGCAATTACTATCGCATCAAGGAAAACATAGAAGAAACCCACATACACGAAATACAATGAATGATGGAGATTACGAGTTCAAAGAACTTCCAGTAGGAACTATCTTTGCTGAAAATTATAGATATACCACATTAAAATATATCAAACTATCACCCAAAAGATATACCCATGCAGATTATCCTGAACGAGGTATTACAGATAAATACAAAGACACATCCGCATTCATAAGAAACAATAGATTCGTTATAATAAAATAATTACAATGATTATCAAAGCAAACACTTGTGTTGTATTACACTTGAACAAGCCAGCAGTAAAGATCAACAACACATTCTTTTTTGTTGACCAACCAGTAGACACTATGGGAACATTCATAGCTCACAGACACGACCAGTTCGCCTATCTCACAGACTCGTGGGAAGAACGATCTGATCGCAACCACTACCTCGGAATCAAATGAAATCAGCCAAACGAATAATCCAATCCAGACGATACACCACAAGGATCAATATGATTCTTGCATCAGGATTCATTTTATCTTTCCTATGTTGTATTGTGGATTACCAAATCAAACTCAAGACTCATCCACATCTTCCTTTACTTGGATTGTTTTTTAAGGTAACACCTACTACATGGGATCAAGCCACACCATTCAAATGAACACCGCACCTATCAAGTATTACCTGATTCATGTTTATGGTGACAAGGATCACAAGCAACACATTCAATCTATTCACAATGGATTGAAGAATCGCAAGTCAGCAGTAAAGACTATGCGAGATCAGATGCACAAAGACCTTGTATCAGGGAAGTATTACTTCTATGTTGTAATTGAACAGACAAACAAAATCATAGACTTTGCACCCAATCATGAAACCACAGATTAAAATTGAAGCTGAATTTGAGATTCACAAGATTGATTACTGCATCAATGCTTCAGAGTATTATGACAACACCCAACCAATGCCACAACCAAAAGTAAGATGAAACTACACAACAAAGAAACTGCCCACAATTCCATTGGAACTGATTGGGAATCATTAAATACCAAATGGGTTATTATCTGTGATGAGAATGACTTTGATGGCAACCCCAAAATGCTTGAGCGTTTCGGACGCATTGAAGTATCACAGAGGAGTTACCCAAATGATAGTGTCAATAAAGAAGCTAAAGAAGGATACACTTGGTTCAAGGGAAGCAGAACAATTCATTTTGAACCTGAAACCAAGGACAAGATCAAGATGAGAGTTATCGAAATTGTAAATGAATTTCTTATCCATAACGATATTGAAATGAAACCAAACTACAAGCCAGTAAAAACAAACTAAAACAAAACCATGCCTAATCATTGCACCAACCTCCTCTCTTGCACCAGTGGCAAGCCTATTGGAGCATTAATCAAACCATATCTTTCTGAAGGAATGGAAGGGAGTTATAAGACAACCTTCTTGGATTTCAATAAGATTATTCCAATGCCAGAAGGAATCCTCAAGACTTGTAATTCATCTTCCATAGAAGAGATTACAAAGCAGAGAACTCCAGAGGAAATTGAAGCACGACAGAAGGAAGAGGAAATTCTCCATGAACAAAACCTCAAGGATTATGGACACAAGAATTGGTATGATTGGAGTGTCGCTGTTTGGGATACCAAGTGGAACTCCTACAACAATGTAACACTTGAGGATAACTTCAATGAAGTTGAGGATCTATCTGATCTTTGCTTCCAGACTGCATGGAGTCCTCCAATCAATGTCATTCGTGAACTTGCCAAGCTGATTGGTGAACCATTACGAATGAGTTATTATGATGAAGGTTGGATGTTCGGTGGTGTATATCATGTATTACCTGATGGTTCTGAAACCGACGAATGCTACGATGATCCAGAGAAATGTCCAGAAGAACTTAGAGAAGAATTAGATGTTGACTATTTCCTCGGACTCATGGAGGATGAAGAATAAACCTGATATGACAATACTAGACAATGTAACTACAACCAGAGAGCTTCTGGATTGGTGTGACAGCAACCAAAAAAAGATGGTCAAGATGCTTGACACAATCTTTGATAAATTGGATACTTCAGATCCATTGATTCAATCTCTCTTGGTGGATGCAAGTGTCATCCTCAAGGACATTAAAGAACTGGAAGAAGAAGTAGACGAAACCCTAACCAACCACTACAAATGAAAGACCCAATCACATTCCTACTCCGCTTGTTCGGATACGAATACAATCCAAAGAACTCCCTTCTGTTCATGCACATGGCAGATGTAACACATGAATCATTCTTCCAGAAGATCATGCGTCACAAGGGAAATCTTAATTCCTATTCGGTAAAGAAATACTAAAATCACGACAAATTCACAAAACTCCCTTTGACATTTAAGCCAAAGACTGATATTATTTAATCATGCATAAGCACATCCCAACCCTCACCTTTATCTATTACAAGACTGAAGATGTCTATGCCTATCGGTATGACGACATCAACGGCAATACTCAAGAGCAGGGAATCTTTCCCAATCTTGATAAAGCGGCAGGAGATGCTGTTCGGCATCTCAAAACCTTCACCCTGATTGAAGGGGTAGAAGAAGCATAACACTCAACGCCCTTGTAGCTCAATGGTCAGAGCAGTCGGCTCATAACTGATTGGTTGGGGGTTCAAATCCCTCCGGGGGCATTATATTGTATTACACATGAAAGCACTAGATCTGATAAAGAAATCAAAGTCAATCATTGGTTTCAACACATCCATTGGCGAACCATTGCATATTGATTATGTCAACAAGGAAGCACAAAAGGATGATATTGTAATATGCGGGAATAACTGCACAATTTTCCTTGACGATCTCAAAGATTCCATCATCATAGGAAAAACCATGTTCATAGACAATAGATATGCAATTCATATTAAATAAAATGGAAATCAAACAAGATATGTTCTGGAGGATGTACAATGCCCTCAAGGATTCAGAATACATTCTTTGGGATTGTAATGGATCAGTCAATCCAGAGAACGAAGAACTCAACAATGATATTGCAGAGTTATCTGAACTCATTGGGAATCTACTCAATGATCTTCAACCAGTAATCAAAGATATCAAAGAAGAACAATGCAAATCTTTGTAACACTTTTGCTATTCTTATGGCTTGCAATTATTTTGCTTGTCAATTGGGCAAACGGTGACGATGATCATGACCTATGAACATGGCACATGGTTGTGGGTTCCCCACACACTGTAACTACTGGACAGGAACCTACTTTGAATATATTCCAAATGGATTTCAATTCCAGTTGGTTCCAAATACTACAACCTTCACAAAGGTCAACAAGACTGATTACTTCATAGATGGAAAGATCACACGGTTCCCCAAACCAAAAAGGAGAATGATTTATTTTCCTATTGACTTGTCCATCTATGCCAACTACATTGAAAACTACAAAGGCAAAGAACCATTCAAGAACTCTCCCCCAACGGAAGAGATAATACAACTGGCATACAAAATACAACAACAATGAAATTCATAATCCAATCCAGATGGGAAGGAGACACCAAATGGAATTATAGGGGTGAAGCAAAAAATACTGTTGACCTTTACAATCTTGTCTCTACTATCGTGAGGCAGGACAAGAAACTCAGAACCAAAAACAAATACAAACTACTACCACAATGATCACTCCAGAGGAAATCACAAACTACAACCGTACCGAAGCTGAACTTGAGGAATTCCTCATGTTCGCAATCCTTGTTGCTGGCAAGGGAGCAGAGCAACAGGCAAAGAAACTGGATGCTTTTCTAAAGCATTGCGATTGGTATAATAATGGCGAACCATTTGAACATATCAAAAGTTTAATTAGACATGATATGTTAGATACCCAAATGAAAAAATTTAAGCTAGGGCAATACAAAAGAATTGGTAATGCTTTCAAGGGTATCCTTCAATTCAAAAGAATGTTAAGAATAGTTACAATAAATGAATTGGAAAGTGTCAAGGGCATCGGTAGTAAGACTGCTAGGTTCTTTATCCTTCATTCCAGACCCAACCAGAAGGTTGCAGTACTTGATACACATATTCTCAAGTGGATGAAATCCCTTGGACACAATGTTCCTAAGTCTACACCTGCTAAGAAACAGTACGGGATCATTGAGAAACTGTTCCTGTGTATGGCAGAGGCAAGGAGTATGTCCGTCGCAGATCTGGATCTTCATATATGGAAGTCCTATGCAAATAAACCAGCTGCGATTTAATAGAACACCGTGTCAAAATCAAACATAGTGTCGCATTACAACGCATAACACACCCACACGCATATATACACATGAGCTTTCAAATAGATGAATCATACTATGCTTTTGCAATTGGATACTATCACGGTAGAACCGATGGCTATGAGAGATGTCCATATCCCAGAGGATACGATGTTGCAAGATCATTCTACAATGATGGTTTCAGAGCAGGAGCAACTGCCTACTGCGACGAAGAGATTGACAACAAAGAAGTCGTAAGCTACACTTCTATAGACGAATGAAATATAAGATGTGGGAATTTGGCAAGGAAGATCTAGAAAGACTTGCATCTCGTATCATGAACCAGACTCTCAGTGCACTAGTTGCCCAGAAGTTTATGTATCAGGAGGATGCCAAGGAATTCATGGAATGCAATACTCCAATTGCAATTACTCCTGATTCTATAGACGATGAATCACGAGACAAGATCTTTGCCAAAGAAAATCTAAATGCAAAATGTTTATTCAAGGTAGTCAGGATAAAGTAATACATATTACAAATGTCATGTAATGTATTATATATGTAAGGTAAGGTATTGGTAATGTATTGTATTACACACACTTACGACTTTGGGAATGCCGGGAATTGTAAATCCTTGTAAGATAATATTTTGTGAAATATTGTATTGTATTACACTTTACATACATAAAAAAAAATAAAAAAAGATCTTGCACACCCCAAACAATCCGATATTGTGACAACCCTATGACAACCACTACCACAAACATTGCAGATGAATTGATTCTGTATATGACCAAGGACGATATATTGGATAGCACCATTCGGACGGATGGTGGACTAGCCTCATCTGGAATCAAAGATAATAACAACTGCACCATTCGTGCTTTGAGCATTGCATCTGGAATACCTTATGATGAGGCATTTGAGATTGGAAAGGAAGCAGGTCGAAAGACAGGTCATGGGTTTCAGACTAGGAAGCTAATGGTATATGCTAGGAAAAATGGAATAGAATTTCGTAAGATGAAATACAAGTCTATTACACTTCAGAAGTTCTTGGCATTGGGTCTGGTTGGAAGGTTTGTTGTCAAGCGTCGAGGTCATGCCTTTGCTATTATAAGTGGGGTGATTCATGATGTCCTCGTCAATCCTCCAATGGCTAGACTCGTAGAAATCTATGAAGTAAACTCTCATCGTCTTGAACGAATCAAGGCAATGCGTTAGTAAAACAAACACCACAACAAACAATACAAATGAAAGAAAACAACATCAAGTTCGGTGTCCAGATCATCAATCGTATCTCGGACATTGAAATCCTCGTAGTCAGAGTAGACTTCACCAAATACAAATACTTGAATGGTGATGTCTCTCGTGAACCATACGAGAGCTACATGAAACATGGTAAGATCACACGATCCACAATGAATGGTGTGGGTAAAGCATTCCACTTTGATGTGGAGAGTGCTGTGCAATACATCCTCCAAGGTCGTTGTGCTGGTCTTGATTGTCCTCATCTCATTCCAAATGAAGTGAAGGCAAAGGCAATCAGTCAAATTGGAAATGTATTCAATCGCCTCAAGAAGATTGAAAAGATTGAGACATTCAAACAACAGGTTTCCAAGAAAGCAGACGAGGCATACAATGCATGGCAGAGTGCATTGAACGATGTCAACGAGCAGGTCGAAGCCTTCAAGAAAGAAATTAATTTCTAATTCAAATAGATTAGGCAACTGGATTGGTTACCAGTTGCCTTTTCTTTGGGGATGGCATGTGTAATACAATCCAATACACATACAATAACTGGCAAGTGTAATACAACGGAGTATTTGAAAAAAAATCAAAATACCTATTGCCAATCAATCATGCCCATAGTAATCTTTACCCATAGTCAAAACGGCTATGAGGAAAAAGGATCGCCTTCAAAAGGATCAAAGGGAGGATAACCCTATCAAGCAGTATGAACATCATCGACATCAAGCAGACCCTCGCTTCAAAGAAGGGTGCGAACCTCAAGGCAACTTGGGGCAAGAAGCTAAAGACTCGCAAGGATGCGAGTGGCTTCAAGGTTGAGAAGGTCACTTCTCTCGTCGTCCGTGGAGGTATCGACTACGATAACCTCGGAGTGGTGCAGGAGGCTCGTCACAATGGCGATCTCCCTTCACAAAACGCTGGTCTCCCTTGGGGGACTTGGGCTGAATTTCCTCTCCACATTGAACACAAGGGAACTGACTATGCTCGGTTCTACCCTGCAAGTGGAGTGAATGTTTCAACTGGCAAGGAGTTCACGCCAGAGGTGATTTACTTCATCGACGGCAAGCCCTCAACCAAACAGGAGGTGCAAGCCCTCTGCTTGGCAAGCGAGTTCCCTAGCAGGGATGAACCCCCTCTCTGCTTCACCATCAAAGCGGAGAATGTAATCTCCCTCGGATAATTCCCCCCAACAGGGAGAGAGGATTCCCCCCGATCCTCTCTCCCAAACCTTCTAAAACAAATGAAATTCGATAAAATTGAAAAGTTCCTAATTGGAATCTATGTGGCGATCATCCTCCTTGCCTGTGGTCTAATTGGTTACACTACAGCAGAGACTCGCTACAAGCACTATGCAATCATCCACCATGCCGCCTTCTATGAAGCAGACTCATGGGGAAAGGTTTCATTCCATTGGAACGATGATTCCTATGCACAGGCTCCATTCCAAGACACAAAACCTTGGGAGGTGATGAACGCCAATCTGTTCTTGCAGAAACTAAAGGAAAATGGAGTAAAGTGATTTAATAGAACACCCTGACAAAATCCAACATTGTTTTGTATTACATCATAAATCTCACCCACATACATGAAAGCACGACAAGTCATAGTCAACCTCATTAACGGCAATCTAACTGATTCCAAAAAGGATGCCACATTCTTTGCAACAATCACCCTGATCCATGAAGCAATGGGAATGGGCTACAACTACAACGAAGCCTTACTCATGTCTGCATATCTTAAAGGTGCAATTCCCTTCCAAGACTATTGCGACAACATGAACAACTCCAAGTAATATGGACGAAGCAAAATACGAAGCAGAACAGATCCAAGAGAATCTAATCGGATTCAAAATTGTAGAAGCCCTCTACTCTCAAGAAACAGAATCATTTGGATTCAAAGCAATCAAAGGAAAAAAGCAGTATATTGTTTGGGTAGACAGAGATCCAGAAGGTAATGGATGCGGTCACTTGAACATAGAAGAATCCAAATAGATTTTAGTTCGGTTGCCATAGATTGTGGGGTATTGTGTTGTATTACACTCTACCCCACTTTTTGGGAATCTATCATGTGTAATACAATACATTGATTGACAATACATTACGCATATATTGTATTGTATTACACTTACATATTGTATATTATATTACTCTATAGGATATTGTATTGTATTACACTCCCATACCCCCTGCCCCCTGCCCGGTGTAATACAAACCATTACACTACAAGTGTAATACAAACCAATACACAGGCAACCGCAGGGCAAGTGTAATACAAACCAATACACACACAATGGCTGGCAAGTGTAATACAAAGATGTATACGCAAATAAATGAAATGGTATTTGACCAATGAAAAGGAATGAATTAGAAAGGAGGGGCAATGAACGCCCCAATTAACCAACACCGCTCCAACGAGCGAGTGATTCCTGTGCAGAGCATGGGAGGGATCGTTCAGAGCAAATAACCTATGGCACATAAAATCGAAATGCCTCACGACATGGTTCTCTCTGTTGAAGGAACAGAGTGGCATGGTTTGGCTCAACACTTGGAAGTCATCGGAGACGAACAGGTAGCCCCTGCTCTCTTCGACATCATCGAATCGCCCTGCTTCGTCAAGGTTGGCGAGGACGATACCTATCTGGAGGACTACAAGGTTCTCATTGCGGATCACCGCAAATGCCGTCCCGACCTTCGTCCAACGGAGCAGTTGGTTCCTCTGCACATTCCCAAGTCTGGGTATCGCATCATCTCCAATCGTGAGATTTGGAACACCATGAACAAGGCTCTTCGTGACCTTGATTGCAAGGTGACTAGCGTCTGCACATTGGAGAGGGGCAAGAAGTTTGCCATCTCCTGCGATATCGGCAACTCGGATCTGGTCATCAACAAGGACAAGTTCAAGGCGAACTTGAACTTCGTCACCTCCCACGATGGCACGATGGCTATGGAGTCTTTCGATTCCATGATCCGCATCGTTTGCATGAACACCTTCCAGTGGTCACGCAACGCCGCTACGGACAAGTTCAAGGTCTACCACACCAAGAACGCCGCATTCGCCTTGGATGGTCTCGGAGACCTTCTCAACGCCATCTTGAAGGGTCGTGCAGAGTCCAAGGAAATCTTGGAATACCTCGCCTCCCACAAGTGCGATGCCAACGATGCTCTCGCAATGGCGGCTGGCTATTTCTGCGAGGCTACGGACAGCGTGAAGCTCTCCAGCAGGGCGATGAATGCGGCTTCGGAGATCACCAATCTCTTCGCCAACGGCATCGGCAATGCTGGTCGCTCCCTCTACGACCTCCTCAACGGAGCAACGGAGTATTGGACGAGCGGCGAGGGAACTGGCAAGTCTGGCAAGTCTTCTCCTGCCAGCAGGGTCTATCGTTCCCAACTCGGACAGGCGGCTGAACACAAGGTTCGGTTCATGGCGATGCTGTCCGATACCAACGCTCGGAACGCCGCTCTGAACAAGGGCAAGGATGCGGTCGCCCTGTCTCTGAAGGACTAACACTCCCCCTTCCAGAAAAGCCTCCCTTGGGAAACCTTGGGAGGCTTTTTCTTTGCCCTTATTCGACCCGCTATCGTGTTTTTATAGAGCATCGTGCTAGATTACCGCATAGATTCACCCGACGAGCTACAGGGCATACCTCGGTCGATTGTGACGATTTACTCTGTAGCCTAAAACCGGGAAAATCGGAAAATGAAAAATTGGCGATTGACTATCATCAAAATCCGATTCATATTTGTCGCCTATGAAAACACCTAACAATGTTGCCCTGTTCAACACCGACCTCTCCCTTTGGGAGAATCACCTAGCATCTCGTCCCGACGAGGTTCTCTTCATTACTGAAGGATGCATCGGGATCAAAGAGGGAAAGTATTGGGAGCAGATTGCCCGATTCCTTAATCAGGACGAGGCTATCTACACCATGAACAAGGCTGGATATCAGGTCATTGAACTGGAAAACGGACAGATGATCGCCAAAAAGTAACCCAAACAAAATACATTGAGAATACCCTGCCTTCGGGCAGGGTATTTTTTTGCATTACACTTGCCAATACTTTGTATATGTATTGAATTGTATTACACCTGTATTGCATATGTATTGTATAGTATTGTATTACACACCTATGGTATGGTATTGTATTACATTTTTGAGATTGTGGGATAGTGTAATGCAATAGCGTGTAGAATAATGTATTGTATTACACCCTATCCCAATCCCCGGAATCCCCCGGAGGGGGAGTGTAATACAATTACAGACATAATTGGACATCTAGGAAAGTGTAATACAATACAGACTCATACAATTTTCCACATACCCGGTGGTTCGGCTGTCAAGCATATTTCAAAAAAAGATTTCATTTTCCACATAGGGTCATTCGTTGGAGTCAAGCGTATTCGTAAAAAAAAAAAATCAAAAAAACAGGCAAAGGTATTGCATCCTATGTGGATCTGTATATTTTCCTTTGTAGCGATTGATACGGATTGATTCGGTAGGTCTCCAAGGTTGGTCGCTCCCGAAGGCGGGTCACGGCATGATTGCTTGCCCTCTGGCTCGTTGGATTGGCGGAAGCCACTCGTAGGACTGCGAGTATGCCCAATGCGGTTGGGCGGAAGTGTCAGGTTCTGAAAGTGAAGTCTGCTGATTTGACAAACTGGATGCTGGCAAGTGTCAGCATTCCAGTAGTCTGATCAGATGATTGGAGAGTTGACTGACTCAATTCAGTCGAAACAAACAGGAAGCCTACCTACCAAACTGGCAACAACGACAATGGCAAAGAAGAGAGACGATGTTATGTGCATCCGCATCCCTGCGGACGAGAAGGCGGTGATCAAGCAGATCGCTGATCTGGAGGACAACAGCATGACCGATATGGTTCTGTTCTTTGTTCGCCGTGGAGTTTCCGCTTATCAAGCGGAGAAGACTCCATCCCTGCCTCCCACAAACAAGCAGGTTCACGAAGTCGTCACCAAGGCGGTGAAGGCGAAGTCGAAGGCTACGAAGGCGAAGAAGTAGTGAGTCGATACAGGGCATCCTCGCTTCACGGCGAGGGTGTTCTAATCGCTTCATTATGAGCGATGCAGGGAGTAGTTCCCTGTAAACCAAACAAGCAGAGTATGAACAAGAAAGTTCAGTTCCTTGGTTACGATGGGTATATTCAGTTGGCTGAATATCCCAATGGAAGGACGGCGATCCTTCTGAAGTGCGACGATGGTTCGCCACTCGCAACGGCGACAATCAATCTCCCAGAGGTTGATTTGAACGATGGTGAGGTGATCATCAAAAACTATTCCGAAAACAGCGGAATGGTGAACGCTCTAGTGAATGCTGGAGTTGTTGAATTCGGTCGCCCGATCCAAGTTGGATCATTCGGAGCAGATTGCTGGGTCTGCACGATGGTTAAGGACGATGGCGAGACCGAGGAGGCTTGCCAAGGTTGTGGGAATGTCGAGGTTCCCAAAGGCGAATTCTGCGACGATTGCAAAGCAGAGTCGGAAGAGTGGCACAACTCCATGAGGTGATCGTCATGCACTACCTCATCCCAAAGTTGTGGAAGAAGATCGACGAAGCAGTAGGGAAGATGAATAAGCTGAAAAGCGATTCTCCCGAATACAATGCTCTTCAAGAGAGCATCGATGGATGGACTGAACAGATCGGTGATCTTAAGCGTGAAGACGCTTTGGGCATCAACGAAGGCTATCAAGTCTAGTGAGTCGATACAGGGCATCCTCGCTTCATTGTGAGGGTGTTCTAATCGCTTCATTATCAAGCGATGCTGGCAATGGTTGCCAGTAAACCAGACAAGAAGTATGGATGCAGAAAACTATAAGAATGATGATCTCATATTGGTCATCACCAAGGAAGGGACTGAAGCAAATGTCAGATTGTCTTCATTCCCCGATTGTTTGAAGTATGTCGAGGCCGCAGAGGATTATTGCCCAATCGACGAGTGGGACGATGGTCTCGCTAATGGGACGATCCTTGTTCGGGCATCAGCAGATATGGTCGATCATACAGACAAGATCGTGAAGATGATCAACAAGATCCATGTCCACAAGGTTGGTCATGTCTCTTACGATTATGATCGGGATTGCGATTCGCATTCCGCTGGTGTTGAGAGGAAGAACATCGTTGATGAATTCTTCTGCATGATTAACGATGGAGGATTTCGTCACGAGTTGGTTGTTCTGAATTCACGAGTCGAGGACATATTCAAAATGATTCAGAGTAATGTATCTGAATCGTTTGATTGTGAATACGGAGGCACTTGGGCGATCATGACCGAGGAGGAGTTCATGGAGGAGGAGTCAGAGAAAGAGCGTAAGAGTCTGGAGCAGTCTGCTTCATGGTTCGCACAAGAATGCGGTCATGCAGTTGGATCAGTTGAGTATGTCCGAGCGGCACAAGAGGCACTAGCAATGCGTGAGCGGAACATGGACAACGATTGCTATGGTGAACGCAAGATGGAGAGAGCCGCCGCATCTAGGTTCTCTGGTCAGTCTTCAGAAGACTACTGGAGTGATGAGGATTATATCCGCTCAAAGCATGAGGATAGCATTGGCGAGATTGCTAGTGTTCTCCAATGGCTAGAGACCAATTGCCCACTACTCATGCTCAAGGTTCAAGAGCAGGATCTGTCAACAGGTTGCGTGAATTAATAGAAAACCATTTCCTATTAACGCATATGACCAAGGCACAACGGATCAAGGATCTGACAGCGAGGCTCAAGGAAGTATTAGCCAAGCAGGAAGCATGGGCGGTGAGAGCAATGCTTCTCATCTATAAGCATCAGACTGATGATGAGCGGAACAAAGACTCTACTGATCATCACAATGATGTTGGGTTCAATGCCAATGACGCATTCATCCTTTCTCAATTCGCAAAGAGTCACGAGCAATGGGGAAGGCTAACGCCAAAGCAGTTGGCTATCGTCCATCGTAAGATGCCCAAGTATGCACGACAACTCATCATGCATACTGGAGAAGAGAAGGTTGCTAATGCCCTAGCAAAGATTCAACTGGTAGAGACTGACGAGATACCTATCGCCAATCCTCCAGCTTATACTAGGTTCATCTGCAAGAACACTCTGGCATCAGTTAACTAATACAATTAAGGGAGGGAGTCGAAAGACTCTCTCCCTTTTTTTGTGCCTTGATCATTAGCTAATGCATCTATTGTATATCATTGCATATATATTGTGTTGTATTACACCGACATGGACTTTGCATCATGTTGTATTACATGACCCCTGCTGCAAAAATATACCTAATAGCAGATGTTAGGAGAGGGGGGTGGTCGGGGCAATGCGCCCCCACCCTATATACAGGGGTATAGTATGGGGTTGACATATACAATGATACCCTATATAATGCCTTTATGCAAAATGATGAACAAGAAGATACGCAAAGTATTCTTACACCAAGGCAAAGTATTTATAGGAATTATCTCAAGAGTGTTACATGGAAGCATATAAGAGAGGAAGCACTTAAGTATTATAACTATACTTGTCAGGGTTGTGGTAGGGAGGGGAGAGATGTTCATCATGTATATTACCCTGAACAATTGGGTACTGAGACTATAGATGATCTTAAAGTACTATGTAGGAGTTGTCATGATTTGGAACATTCTACTATAGAGTATAATAATAATTCTGCTCCTCCTATGGAGAGAATACATGTTAGGGCTATTAGTAGTTTTCTTTCGGAAAAACATACTGAAGAATTGCAAAAGGAATTTCCTGATAAGGATTTACATACATTATTTATTTCTGATACAGAGGAGGGTGCATTAGCAAGGAAGAGAGCAATAAGACTTCTTAATATACAGGAATTTTTTACACATGGAGGTAAGAAGTATTCTACTGCATATGGTTTATATGATTTTGCAATAAAAAAGGAAATGGATACTAGTTATAGTACTCCAAAGAAAATAAAAAAGAAGAATGATGAAAAGGCTAAGAAATGGCAATCTAATAATAAACAACAGCAATGGAAGAGGCTTTTAGAGGAACATAACCCAAGGCTTTATAGAAAACTAGAAAAATAATATGCAAAAGAAAGAAAATAGTTACTGGAACTACAAAAAGCTTACAGATGATAAACTGAAAGAATTAACTAAAGATTCTACAAATGAAAGAATACAAAATATAAGAAATGTGGATTATAGGTTAACTTATAAGCAAAGACAAGCTTTATGTATATATTTAGCTAGTGATGGTAAATTTGATGATTATACATACTTTACAGAAGGAAATCTTAAACCTTGTGGTAATGAATGTGATTGATATTTTATACCCTATAGGGTATAGTGTGTAAAAATTTACAGAGAATCTTTAAAATCATTATACCTCATCGGGTATATCATTAGGGAAATCCTTGGGTTCTAATTCAAAATGTTCTTCTCCTTGTGGATCGTATGTTGATCCTTTTGTTAAATTTTCAATATCCCATAGTGGTTGCATGTTTTCTATACGCCAAGAATTTACTACATCTTTTGTATTAATTGATCCATCATCATTAAAATATTTGAAACTAGATAGGGGTCTTATGTGATCTATGTGCCATTTGCCTCTATTTTCCCAACTCATTCCGGGTTTAAATAATCTTTCCAAATGATTTTTTAATTTCTCGTAATCAAGATCGACATATTTGCTAAAGCTTATTTTTCCTCTTGAATTAACAAAATCATTGAATCTTCTTCTGCAACTTACCTTTAGAGCAAATTCTGGATCTATTTTCATTCTATTCTTGAAATATGATCTTTGGTATGTATTTCTTTTTAATCTATAGTTTGGATCTTCTGTCCTTCTTTTTGTTCTTTCTGATCTTTTTCTTGTATTATGTTTTGATTTAAATTCTGGATCTTTAGATTTTTCTTTATAACGATTTCTGGCTAAAAGATTTGATCTATCTATATAATCTGGATTTTCTTTTAATTTCTTTTGATTTGCTAATATTCTGGCATTATCTTTTAATCTGGATTCTGTATCATTTCTTCTTTTAATATAACTGTTTTTTTGTTGTATTTTTCTTTTTTCTATATGACTTGGTTCATCTTTTACTTTTAACCTGTGTCTTTTTTTTACATTTCTTCTTCTTTCTGATTTGATTTTTCCTATCTCATCTGGTGTTAATGTAAGATTTGGGTAATTCTTTTTTAAAAAATCCTCAAGCGTGTTTATATTAGGGTTGAATTTACCTTTATAGTTAATGACATTATCTATAATTTTTTGACGTTCAGCATCATTTAATGCTTCTAGTATTAACCCCTTCAGATTCATTGTAACAATGATTCTTAATCCCCTGAGTATGGATACTGACCTGTTTCAGGATTCTTTGTATAGTGTTCTGCTGGTGTTCCTTTGATATGTTTATTGAAATGAGCGATTGCAGCTACTTTAGTTTTTTCTGATTCTTCTCTTTGTTTTGCAATCATGTGTTCTGCCTTTGGAACGAGTTTTATTTTCTTGATAAATTCAAGTGCTTCGTCTGTGCCTTTGTCTTTTGAAAGGTCTCCGTAGAAAGGTCTACCTCCCCAATGGTCTACTAATTTGAAGCTATATCCTGATCCACCGCCTGATTGCCATTTATTTCTTTCTACTTTGAAAAGGTCTGACCATTTTACATCTTTAAGATCTTTTACAGTATACCATGCATTTTCTCCATTTTGATTATAGAGATCTTCTAGAAACTTTTCATAATGCTTTCTCTTACCTTCAATTCTATTGTATTTGGTAAGTGCATCTTCTACTGCTTCTGCTAAAAGTATATCGTCTTTGCTTTTCATTATTATATATTTACAATAATTCTATCTCCTTTGGAAAGATTATCTTTTGCCCATAAGGGTTGTAGGTTAGTATAGTGGCAACATTCTTTTTGTTGTTCTGGATCATTTAGATTAAATGAAGCACAGGGTCTTATATGGTCTATGTGCCATTGTCCATAGTTTTCCCAACTCATATCGTCTATGAATTTTTCTTCAAGATATGACAAGAAGAAATCCATGTCACAACCTAATAGTTCTGCTGTAGATTTAGATTTGTTTTTTATTATTTTTTGTAATCTGGATCTAAGAGTTTGTCCAATTCTATAATTGGTATTTGTATTATATCTATTTCTCTTATATGCCTGTACTTTATCGTTGTTTTCTTTCTTATAATTTCTTTCTCTTGCTCTTTCTTTTTCCAGATTATTTTCCCTGTATATTTTACGATTTGTGTTTATTTTTTCTCTGTATTCTGGATCATCGGCATATCTTTGTCTTCTTCTTTCATTACGAGCTTCTCTGTGTTTTATACCAGATAGTCTTTTACGTTCTTTTTCTTTTATTGGATCTTTGATTGGCATATTATTCCTTTCCACAACCACAGCCACCACAGCAACCAGAGAATTGGTCATCATAGCAGGGATCACATAATTGTTCTCCATTACCATCGTAATTGGAGGTTGTTAGTTCTTCATTACAATTTTTACAATGAATTTCTTCTTTCATTTCTTTTTTGGTGCAAGTCTATCTAGTGTAACGACTAGGAGATAGAAAGATAATATTTCTTTGAACCCATAGTTAAATTGCGTATGGAATATTACATTGGTTGCGAATATAAACCAACAGGCATGGATGATATTGCAAATAATCTTTGCAGTTACAGCACCAATGAGTTCTGCAATGGTTTCTACGTTTGCTTCTGATAATACGGTGTCTTTGATACTCATAAAAATTTTTTTTATTGTTCCTATATTTTATATGCTTTCGGAAGATATGTCAAGCTCTTTTATTTTCATTTTATAACAAACATAAGCCACAATGCAAAAATGCACGATATAGTTGAGAATGCGATGAATGCACTTATACCTAAAAGGATATAGAACGCAATTGTTAATTTATTCGGATATTTATTTTTCATAATCCCATTCTATATGCTTTAGGTGGGGGTGTCAATAAGTATTGTTACATGTCCAATACTCTTGTAATATCTGATGTCCATTTAGGTTCTCCTGTCAGTAGAGTTAAGTCTCTTGTAAAAGTATTGAAAAACGAAAAGTACGATCATTTGATAATCAATGGGGATTTATTTGACAATAGGTATTTGGAAAGATATAAGTCTCAGCATTGGAAGGCTTTATCAATACTTCGAAAGATTGCCAAGAAAAAGGAAGTTACCTTTATTATTGGTAATCATGATATTAAATCCAAGAATATTATAAAAATCCTTGGACTTCATTTTGTTGATAAGCTGGAAAAAAAGATAGGTTCAAAAAATTTTCTTTTCCAGCATTTCCATCAGTTTGACCCCTTCATCTTCAAGCACCCTTGGATTACTAACCTAGCGGAACAGATTTATTATTTTGTTCAGAGTATAGATAGATCCAAGAGAATCGCAAGATTTTTAAAAAAGAATAGCAAATCATTTTTGAATATAAGATTCAATATAAGAAACAAGGCAATCTATCACATTAAATTTTCAGACTACGATGCAATAGTAGGTGGTCATATTCATTATGCAGAGGCTTATGAGTGTCCAGATTCAGGAAAGGAATACTATAATTCTGGTTCATTTTGTGATGACCCTTGCCATTATCTTTTAATCAATTCAAAGGGAGAAGTTTCTGTTAAAGAGGTGTAAGTAATAAAATGAAATTTGATTCTTATTGCAAATATTTATTGGAAATGCTTGAAGATCCCAGACAACTTATTGGACAATATGTAGTTGCACATCCAAGTAAAAATGATCAATCTCGTTGGTCAATATTTCCTTGGAGAAAAGGTTTGGCAATTAAACCACAAGGAGTTAAATTATTCAATGCAGATACAATAAGACTTGAGGATTGTGAAATTACCATTCCTCACTATGCAACCGATAAGACTTTAAGACATCCAGAAAAACCAGTTAAAGGTGTTTACACATATATTGCAGGTAAAGTTATAGATGTAAATTTCTCCGATGAACAATTAAACCAAATTATTTCATCTGAAGGATTTAAACCTATTACATATAATCCAACAAAACATAGAGATTACATTTACAAGGATGAAAAAACTCCTTCTTATTGGCATACAACACCTGAATTGGATGTTGTTGGTAATAAACCAGATTTAATTAAAAAGAGAGCAGAGAAGATGAAATGGGCTACAGAACACCCAGAGTATAAACAAGCCAATGTAGTAACCAAGTCCAGAGAAAAGAATTTAGGTGAAGAAGGATATTTTTATGCAAAGGAAATGGTAGGAAGAATTCATTCACCAGAAGATGTTACAAAAAATTACATGTGGGTTAAAGGTGTACATTATTAATTCTTTGTGGTATGATTTGAATCATGCCAAAAATTTTTTTATTCCTGTTCTCAATAATGTTCGTGGGCTGTGCCTGTGACAATCAATATCTGGGAAAGATATTCATTCCAGTTGCTCCTTATAGCAACACAAATACTGGTTATATTAATTGGACAACTGATGCAAGCTGTTCTCTGAATTGGGTTGATGTAAATTATATTCAACCTGTCCATACAAATGACCAACAATACGAATATGGATTTGGTTGTTTGCACACCTATTAAGTGTAAGTATAAAATAATATGAAAGATAAAGACTCATTAATCTTAGAAAGCCTTTATAGTAAAGTTGTTGAAGAAGCAAAGACCAAAAGTAAAAAGCAAGTTGGCTATCTTCTAAGCAACAAGGTTTCTCCCCTCACCTCAAAACAAAAGAAGAAGTTAAAGAAAGAACTTCATAGTGGTGAAGTAAAAGTTGAAGAAAAATATGTTGATATAGAAGATTTTCCTGATTCAGAAGAAGAACACATTGTGTATAATAACGTAAATTATTATGTTCCATATAAGAGAACAGGTGAAACACCTGATGATTTTGATATACTTGCAATAATCCCACATGAGGGACAAGCTGAATCAGATGAACCACTTTACAATTATCATGATGGTGTACAATCACTTCACGATAATCCCAACGAGGATATTAGAAAAATATATCAAATAGCTGGTAGAAAAATCTATGATAAAATTGAAGATGATTTAATAGAAAAAGGTTACTATGATAAACCTGAGTATGATTGGGATTCTGAAAGAAAATCCAGACAAGGTTATTAATTTTTATGAAAGACAAAGACGCATTAATTTTAGAAAGTTTGTATCAAAGTGAAATACAACCTAAAAGTGTATTGGAAGCTTACGATGATTTGGGTGCAAAAACTAAAACAATAAACCCACAAGAACTTATTGATTATATTAATAGAATTTCTGAAAGAAAGACAAGGGAAAAGGATAGAAAGTTCAGAGCAAATGATCCATATAAAGCAAGAGATTATTTAACAAAACCCCATATTCATGCTTCTATTACAAAGAAAATTATAATCAAAACACCACAAGGTGAAAAGGTAGATTTAGATCAGTTTAAACAAATTATCGGTATAAGACCAGATAACATCTTAAGACAAAATGATAAGATGAAAGCAAGTGAAACTGCTGATACTATATTTTATAATACATCATTACCAGCACTCAAAGGATTAGCTGTTGATGAAGACACTGGTGAATTTAAAATTGTTGACACATGTCCTAATGCAGGGAATTGTCAGTTAATTTGTTATGCAAAACATGGTAACTATACATTGTTCCCAGACGCTTCTTTAAGTCAACATAAAACATTAAATTATCTTTTTAATGATGCTGCTGGATTTAGATCACAGTTGGTAAGAGAAATTAAAAATAAAATAAAATCTAATAAGAAAAAAGTACAAATCCGTTGGAATGATTCTGGTGATTTATTATCACCCAAATTTTTCGATATGGTAATGGGTATTATTAATGAAACTCCTGATGCTGATCACTATGTGTATACTAAAGAAGTAGCTCAAGCCAAGTCATATTTAAATCACCCTCAAAATGTTATTTTCAATTATTCTTATGGTGGTAGAAAAGATAGTTTAATTGATCCAGTAAAAGACAAAGTTTCACACATAGTTAACATAAAGGATGATACAAAGGAACCTGCTCTTTATGCTATATCAAAAATGAAATATATAGAAAAGAAAGGTGGTAAATGGGTTTATAATAATCTAGATGCTGTTAAACAATTAATTGCACAACGTTATAAAATAAATCCTAATTCTATATTAACTATTGATGAATTATCAAAAACACCTCAAGGTCAAAGAGGTCAATATAATGTTATCGTTCTCCCTAAAGAATCCGATCTTTCTGCATCTCGTAGAGATGTTCTTGGTACATATTTAATCATACACTAAACTGATATTTTAACCTGATAAGTATTAGGTGAAAGCAAATAAAAAGGACTTCTCCAAGAGGATGAAGACTAAGGAGATTGAAAATCTTCGCAAGAAGAAACTCAATCTCGTTATAAAAGAATTTAAGATTCGTGAGATAGAAGATGAAACTGGTGAGGTTCAAAATAATACCGTTATCCAAATTTCATTTGAGGGTATCCTTATAACTTTAAGTGTTTCTACCGCAATGAAGCTTGGTAGAGAACTTTCTGACTTGTTTGAGATGAAGAAGAGGTAAGTAGTATTATTATGTATTCAAATTCCAAAGAACAAGTCAGTTTAGAAGAAGCCTATCGCAGAGTTCACCTTGAAGAAAAAGAGGAATCTTGTGGTTGTAAAGATGATTGTGATTGTGAAAATGATTGTAAATGGGCAAAAGAAGGTTGCGATTGCGGCAATTGTGAAGCTTGTTTCAAAAACTCAGCTGAAGGTCAAAAGAAAGAACAAGTTAAAGAGAGTTTAGTTGATATTGGAACTGCTATTGTTCAAAATGATAGTCCATCACAAGTTATGGCTGAATTGGCAAGATGGGCATTTGTAATTGGTGGCACTATTGCAACAGGTACATTATTTGCAAATCAAGAAAAGGCTGCTCATTATATAGCTGAATTGATGCATATTCCTAAATTCAATCAAACTGTAAAGGAAATTGAAGAAGACCTCAAGAGTGATAATATCCAAAAATTAAAAGATGCTCACAATAAGAAGGTTAGACTTCTCAGAGTTCTTGATAACAATGTTATTAAAAAGGCAGTTGAATTGGGTTTATTGAAAGATCCAAACAAGGCATATGAAGCTCTTGAAAAGGATGTTGATATCGTAAGTCAAGAAGCTGCAAAAATAGAAAGAATGTAACTTGACATTTCGTTGAGTATAAATTAATATAGGTAATATGAAATTATCTACATTAACAGACAACATTAAGCTTTGGATTGATAAACTTAACGAACCTATTGTTGATACAACCTTTTCAGATTATTATAATGGTTCTGATAATGAATTAGAGAATATCTTTCTTGAAATTCAAAAACTTACAATTCATCCAGTTAATATTTTTGGTATTAATGATTATCAGCGTAGATTAGATTTTCTTGCTAATGAAGGTCTTAATATTCTTAGCTTCTCTGAAAAGCCAAAGAGTTTTAAAGTTACTCCAAAAGAAGCTGATGAATTAATTTTAAATCTTGCCAAGAAGAATAAATACAAGAAGGTTGCAAAAACTGCTATTAAAAAGAATTTAAAAGAAGCTTATAAGTCTTATAAGAAGACTGTTATATCTTCTGCTAATCTTGATTCACCCAAAATCAAGAAAAATAAATAATATGGCTGGTAAAGGAGATAAACCAAGAGCCGTTGATAGTAAAAAATGGGTAGAAAACTTTCCTAAGATTACTGGTAAGGTTGATGGGTTTCTTAAAAACAAAAATAAGATTACTAAGAAATACTAAGATATTTCTTGAAACTTGTTTTTTCTAATGATAAAGAAGAGTCTTCTAATTCGTTAAAATAATTAAATATTTTAGCAATATATCCAGACCCTCTTAACTTTTTAAATACAAGATTTCCAATGGAATATTCACCTTCTTCTGATTCTAAACCAGATTTTCTAAAGTTTTTAATTTCCCCTTTCAATTCTTTAGCTTCGTCAGAAGTTCCATTTGATTTGATTAACTTATCAATTTTCTTTTCTACATCTTTAGCAATCTTAACAACTTCTGGATCATTGAGACTTCTTGTTTTAGGATTTGGTTCTTGTACCCATTCATTATTAATTAAATCATAAACGGCTTTATCTTTATGAAAAACTTCCTTGTCTTTCATGTTTACTTCTACCTTATAACCTTTTATAAATATATTATGATGACTATTAAAGAGTTTACAGATAAGATCAAAATACTCGGTTAAAGTATTATGAGTATGATTTTCAAGAACCTTAACAATAATATGAACATCAATATCACTGGCGGCAGTCCACTTAAAAGAAGCAAGGGAACCTGTAAAGTAAATGTTTTTAATCTCAACAAGTGTCGCAACATCATCAGCAACCTTATGGGCGATTACCAAAAGTTTATCTCTAACTTCGGGTATGATCCTATTATCCTTTCCCCATATTTTTTCGTTTAACCTTTGCATGTATTATACTTATTTACATTTTGCGATTTGTATTGACTAAATATTATAAAATGTTATCCTTTTAAAAATGGAAGAATTAGAAGAATCTCTTAAAAGAATAAACCAAGAAATTGAAACAGAAACAGATAAGATGACTGAAGCTGCAAAAAAAATAGAAGATTTAAAAAGGCAAAAAATAGCCATTCAATCAATCTTGGGTACTTTAACAAAGTCTTACTAATATATGTTAAAGATTGATAATTTTATCACAATGGAAGATGGCATTTTTTATGTCGATCTTGATAGTTATAATGAACAAGCTGATATTAAATTTGGTGATGGTGATATGGTGAGATTTGTTTTTGATGGTATAAAGTATATTGGAACCATTGTTAATAATGGTGGTGGTAAGCTTGGTATTTACCACATAGAAAAAATTAAAAAATTATCTTGAAGTCTTTTGTATATTTGATATCATATATCTATGTACACTAATACGTCTTTATATTACGATGATATATATCTAGTTCCCAAGTATTCAGAGCTTAACTCAAGAAGTGAAGCAGACACATCAATAGTATTTGGTAGGAATAGATTCCAGCTTCCAGTTGTACCATCTAACATGATGTCTGTTATCAACGAGGAATGGGCTAAGTGGCTATGTGACAATCATTACTTCTATGTGATGCATCGTTTTGATAAAACAACTGTTCCATTTGTTCGTAAAGCAAATGAAGAGGAATGGGATGTTATTAGTATTTCAACTGGTGTTAATGAAGATAGTTTAGCTGAACTTGAGATATTAAAGAATGATAAATGTACGATTGATTATATCACTATTGACGTTGCTCATGGTCATCACATTAAAGTTAAGAATCGCATTGAGGATATTAAAACATTATTTCCTAATGCATTTGTTATTGCTGGTAATACATCTACAACGACAGCAACAGTTGATTTAGAAGAATGGGGAGCAGATGCTACCAAATGTTTAATTGGCACAGGATCTGCTTGCTCTACAAAGTATCAAACTGGATTCCATGTACCCTCGTTCTCCTGCATTTTGGATTGCTCTTATGTTGCTAAAAAGCCTATCATCGCTGACGGAGGTGCTAGGTATTATGGCGATATTGCAAAGGCATTGGTAGGTGGTGCTACTATGGTTATGAGTGGTGGTATGTTTGCCTCTTGTAATGATTCTCCTGCACCATTTGTAGATGGTAAGAAACATTATTTTGGTAATGCATCGGCTACAGCTAAAGGTCAGAATCTTCATGTTGAAGGTTTTGACTTGCAGATTGAAATGGCAGAGGTAAGTTTAAAAGAAAGGATGATAGAAATCAGACAAGCCTTGCAAAGTTCAATTAGCTATGCAGGTGGAAAAGATTTATCAGCTTTTAACGGAATAAGATATGTCACAATTAAATAATCAAGAACTAACAGAAGAATCAATTTATCTAGTATACAGTAAAGATACAGATAAAGAAGGTAAAAGACTAGTAGAAGTTGCTCAATATCGTAAGGATAAATTCTGGTTTTTTGGATGGGAAGTACCAGAAACACCTGAAAAATTTGAGTATTGGAAAGAATTAGTTTTGTCAATTAAAGAGTAAAGGTGTAAATATAGTTAGCATATGTCTAACTATGTCTTTAACAATTTAGTTTCTTCCATACCTTTTAATCCAAATGTTGCATTTAACAACTCTTGGATAACTGTTGGTAATAATGCAGGAAGAGAACTTTATGCTAATGCATCTTATATTACCAATTTGGATGATATTAGTATAAGCCTTCAAGCTGGTAACTTAGATATTGGTGCAGTTCACATTATAGATAAAGATAGTGGTTTAGCAGTAAGTGTTGCTGATGTTGGTGCTGGCTTGGGTGCTATAAGAGTATTATCACAAGATTTAGAATCGGTTCATGATGTTGTTGGACTTGGTGATTTAAGTGGTAATCGTGTAGGTGTTACCAATAGTGCATTAAATGTATTTGTAACAAATGGTATTAGTGCAGTTTCTATTACTAACTTTCCTACACAATTAACAGCAGTATCAGTAACTAACTTTCCTACACAATTAACAGCAGTATCAGTAACTAACTTTCCTACACAATTAACAGCAGTATCAGTAACTAACTTTCCTACA